GCGCCTCGCTCGACCTCGGCGCTCCGGCGCGCGGGTCGAGCCGTCCTACCGGCCCGACCCCCCCCGGCCCAGGGGGTGCGCGACCCCGTTTTGTGCATGTTTCGGTGGGGGGTTTGTGATATCAGGTGGCTGGGTTGCTGGGGGGATTCTGATATCAGGTTGCATATGCGGGTATGAACTCATGGGGTAATCTGATATCAGGATGGTTGAGCGTAAGCAGATTCCGCTGCGGGTGCCTCTGGAGGATTTCGTTCGTTGTGCTGCGCTGGCGGCGCGGGAGGGTGTGTCGTTCAACTCGTGGGTGTGTGGGGCGATGATGGAGAGGGCGAAGCGGGAGCAGGTGGTGAGGGCGTCGGTGGTGGAGAACGTGCCGCGGGTGCCTTCGACGCCGGAGCGGGTTGTGCGTGAGGGGGCGGTGGTGTCCGCTGGCGTAGGCAGGCTGGGGACGGTATCTTCCGCTGATCTGGAGTTGCAGCGTGTGCGGGCGCGGGATCTGGCGCAACGGTCTGGGAAATGCACGGCGGATGTGGAGCGTGGTGTGAGATGTCGGCTATGCGGGAAGATGCACTAGAGCCGGAGCTGGTGGAGCCGGTGGTGCCGGAAGGCTTCCAGATGTGCTCCGACGGTGTGCTGCGGCCTTTGGGCAAACGGTTCACGCCGGGGAACGAAATCTCCAGGTTGGGGGGACGGAAGAAAGGACTTGCCCGCCAGATCCGCGACATGGTCGGGGATGATCCCGCGAGGGTCGCGAACGTCCTGTTCGACATTCTGGAGGACACGACCGCCCGCAACGCAGACCGGATCAACGCCGCCCGCGAAATACTCGACCGCGGCTGGGGCAAAGCGCCCACCCACGCGCCCATCGAAGGCGGCGACCCGTTGGAAGCGAACGAACTGGACAGGGCGATCCGCGACATCGCCGACCAGTTGGTCGCCCGACGTGCCCACCCGACGTTGGACGCCCAGCTCGTCAGACGCGAAATCGAGGATGGGGTGCGGCCAGGATGAGCGTCAACGGGTATTCGCGCGTCATCGTCTGCGACATCTGCGGACTCGAACAGGCAGCAGCGAGGCTCCCCAACGGCGACGGGATCTGCAACACCTGCTCCTACACCGTCAACCTCAACCCCTACCACGCCTTCCACACGAGGCTCGGGCGCATCGCCTGGTTCTGGGATCAGTACCGCAGCTACCCGCTGCTGCCTTTCTGGTGGTGCGCGAAAGAATGGTGGCGCTGCGAACTCCGTCACGGACTCCGGCGCAAGTGAGCGGACTCGTCACCCTCGGTGACGCCCTCGCCTGGCCGACAGCCGACAAGATCAAGCTGCTCGGCACCCTCCGCAGCGAACTCTGGCACGAACAGTCCCGGCCCGAACAACGCCAACCGGAAGGCGACTGGCGGATCTGGTATCTGATGGGCGGACGCGGCAGCGGCAAGTCGCGCACCGGAGCCGAAACGTTCTGCTCGTGGATCAACAACTTCCCTTCCGGCGAATGGGCGATCGTCGCCCCCACCTTCGCCGACGCCCGCGACACCTGCGTCGAATCGACCTCGTCAGGGATTCTCACGATCCTCGGCCCTGCCGTACAAAACTGGAACCGCTCGTTGGGCGAACTCCTGCTCGTGGACGGATCGAAAATCTACTTGGACGGGGCAGACGACGGAGCACTGCGGATTCAGGGCAAGAACCTGCGCGGAGCCTGGTGCGACGAAGTCGGCCTGTGGAACCAGTGGGACCGAGCCTGGAACGAGAGCCTCGCTTTCGCCGTCCGACATGCTCCCGCCCGGATCGTCGCCACCGGCACCCCGAAAATGGGTCACGGGTTGGTCAAGATCCTCGTGGACGACCCCGAAATCCCGAAGGCGCAGATGCGAACGTCCGACAACGTCGCCAACCTGAACGCCTCCGCGGTGCGTGAGCTGTACGGCAAATACGCCGGAACCCGGTTGGGTTCGCAGGAGTTGGACGGCGAGTGGCTGGAAGCGATCGAGGGCGACATGCTGAAACGGGCCTGGTGGAAATACTACGATCCGGCGCTGCTCGGCGGCCGTGCCAAACGGGGCATCCAGGTCGACCGTCTGCCGCGCTTCCAGATGATCCTGCTTTCGATCGACACGCCCCTGAAGGACAAGGAAACGTCCGACTTCGTCGCCCTGCAAGCATGGGGCGTCGTCGGAGCCGACAGGTATCTGCTCGACACCCGCGTCGAACGCCTGAGCTACGACCAGTGCAAACGGGCCGTCAAGGAGATGGCGCAGACGATGCGGGCGACGTTCAAGCACTGCCAGCACCGCACCCTGATCGAGAACGCAGGCTACGGGGTCGAGCTGATCGTGGATTTGCAACGCGAACTCGGCTCGATCCACAAGATCAGCCCCGGAGCCGAAGGCAACAAAACGATGCGCGCGCTCGCCGCCAGCTCCGACCTGGAGACGGGCAACTGCTTCCTGCCCGGCTACGCCACCCCCGAGCTGACCGGGCCTGATCCCGAACGCTGCCCCGCCTGGGTGATCTCGTTCGTGGACGAGTGCGCCATCTTCGACAACGGCCAAAACGACGATCAGGTCGACGCCTGGAGCCAGGCGATGAACTGGCTTCGTTCCCGCACCGGCTCGCCGATGCGAACGGCGTCCGCGAAACCGCGTCGTCGCAACCCCTTCATAGGAGCGAGAAGCCGATGACCGTCACCGTCGCCCGCGACACGATCGTCTGCCCCAAATGCGGCTCCCAACGGGTCGTCACGTTGCGCCAACGCCGACGATCTACCTCGGAGGGAGGCATCCTCTGCACCACCTGCCGGGGGATCGGCACCACCCGGCGCTTCTCCGACGAGGATCTCCGCTTCTGGCTCCGACGCTACGGCACCCCCTGCCCCACGGGAACCCCGGTCAGGCAGTTCATCGCCGCCGGAGGCTGCCCCCCCGAACTGGTCGAGCTGGCTCGTGACGCCTTCCCCACCTGAGATACTCCCGAGATGACCGACGACGTTCGTATCGCCCGCTACGTCGAGGAGATGGGCCACGAGCCGCCCCTCGATGAGAGCGACAGCGCATGGCAGTGGGAGTACCGCGGCCTGATCCGCGAGCGCGAGATGCTGCTCGAACTGATCCAGCAGGAAGCCGAGGAAGCCGTCGAGCAGTTGAGCCTCTGCTGATGGCCGACATCGCGATCATCATCCCGGTCCTCAACCGGCCCCACCGGGCATCGCTCGTCTGCGAATCCATCTTCGCGAACACCGAGGTCGAGGTCGAACTGTATTTCGTCTGCTCGCCCGGCGACCACGCCGAATACGACGCCTGCGCCAACACGGGAGAGGAGATCATCCTCGTCCCCTGGGAAGCCGGGCCGGGCGACTTCGCGAAGAAGCAGAACCTCGCCTACACCTACACGACCGCCCCCTACATCCTGCTCGGAGCCGACGATTTGGACTTCGAGATCGGCTGGGACGTGCGGGCGCTCGCGGTCGCCGAACGCACCCGCGCCGGGGTGATCGGCACGAACGACGACGCCAACCCGCTCGTCAAGAAGGGTCGTCACGCCACCCACCCGATCGTCGCCCGCGACTACATCGAGACGATCGGCGGCACCTGGCACGACGGCCCCGGCATCGTCTACCACGAAGGCTACGGCCACCAGTACGTCGACACGGAGCTGTGCGGAGCAGCGATCGAGCGGGGCGAATGGGCCTTCGCTCACACGTCCGTCGTCCGCCACCTGCACCCGATGTACCCGCACCGGGGGATCGGCCGCACCCCGATGGACGACACCTACCGCAAGGCGCTCGGTGACGCCCACGCCGACAAGATGATCTTCGTGGAGAGGCAGGAGAGGGCGAAGGCACAACGTCTCGGCCACGCGCTATAGTTGCGACGTGGACGAGCGCCCCATGCCTCCTGTCAAGCGGCGCTGCCAGCGTTGCGAGCGGGTGACGCTCTCCCGGCTCGATTGGTCGCGTAACCGGGTCGTCGGGCCGCGCGGGATCATGCACCTGGCCGACCCCCACAACCCCGGCCGCACCCTCTGCGGCAAGAACGGGGCGGGGGCGAACTACGAGAGCTGGTGGTGGGAGCTGTAATGGACGCCTACGAGCAGGAGCAGGCCGACAAGCAGATGCGGGAGCGGGCAGTGGGGACGATCCGCGAGGCGCAGGCCGAGTGGTTCATCAACGAAGCGAAGCGATGCCGCGCTCTCGGTATGCCAATCGCCTGCTGCGACGAGTGGCCCGAGTGTACGCACGTCCTGGCGTGGGTCGAGGCGAACCCTCTCGCTGCCGAGGAGACGACGTGACCGATCTGTTCCTCGCCCCCCACAACGACGACGAGACGCTGTTCGGCTCCTTCACCCTGCTCGCCCACCTGCCCACCGTCGTCATCTGCTTCAAGTCGCAGGTGCAGGAGGACCGCTACGGCATCTTCGCCGCCACCCGCGAGAAGGAGACGGAGCGGGCGCTCTGGAACCTCGGCGTTCCCTCGATGATCCAGTCTGAGATCCTCGACACCGACCCTCGCGGCCCGGAGAAGCTCCTGGACGAGCTGGCGCAACTCGACCGCGTCCACGCGCCCGAGCGCGTCTGGGCACCCGCCTACGAGGAGGACGGCCACGAGCAGCACAACGTCGTCAGCTACGCCGCTAACGGCATCTTCGGCAACCGGGTGCAGCCGTACCTGACCTACCGACGCGGCTCGATGCGAACCCGCGGCACCGAGGTCTACTTCCGCCCCGACTGGGTGATCCGCAAGATGCGGGCGCTCTGCTGCTACGAGTCGCAGATCGCGCTCGACAACACCCGGCCCTGGTTCATGGACGACACCCTCCGCGAGTACGTCCCGTGAGCGTCTGCAAGTCGTGCGGAGCGCAGATCCGCTGGGTCAAGATGACAGGCTCAGGCAAGTCGATGCCGCTCGATGACACACCCAGCCCACAGGGCACGGTCGCGGTCGATCAGGGCGTCGGCCACGTCCTGAAAGGACTCGCGATCGTGGAGTACGAAGGGCCGCTGTTCATCTCCCACTTCGCCACCTGCCCGAACGCCGCCGGGCACCGAACGTGATCTCGAAGTGCCTCGTCTGCCCCTACTTCGGGGAGTATCCGCCCTGGTGGAAGCACTGGCTCTCGAACACCGAGCATCTGCACGAGCTGGGCTACGAGTTCCTGTTCGACAACGACGAGGACGCCTTCCGCGAGCGTGTCCGCCGCGTCCTCGACATCGAGTGCCCGCCGATGTGGGGCAGCGGCAAGGTCTGGGATTTCCGCCCCGCGCTCGGGCTGCTCTACAAGGAGGAGCTGACAGGATTCGACTTCTGGGGCCACACCGACTTCGACTGCGTCTACGGTCGCGTCGATCAGTTCGTCACCGACGAGTTCCTCCAGGGGATCGACATGCACTCCGACTGCGCTGACTACGTCAACGGCCCCTGGTCGCTGTACCGCAACACGGCACTGATGCGCGACCTGTTTATGGACGAGCCGCTCTGGGAGCAATTCATGGAAGAACCCGAGCCGAATGGCTGGGCTGAGTTCGCGTTCTCGGGCCTTATCCGCGCCGCTCACGACGAAGGCCAGCTCGTGAAGGCGTGGACGCAGTGGCAGGTGTTCGAGCCGGACGAGCTGACGATGCTCTGGCTCGCCTCCGAGGGTCGCCTCACGCTCAACGGGCGAGAAGTGTTCATGGCCCACTTCCGCAGGACGAAGGTCTATCCGCCAGGATGTATCGGATGAAGGTCAGCACCACCACCCGCACGACGGCCGCGAACCCTCCTCGTCTGCTCGACTGGGACACCGAGTTCTGGGGGCTGAAGGTCGGCGGCGCTGACGGGATCGAGGGGCTGGGGCAGTGGGCGATCGAGAACACGGTCGGTCTGATGTGCGTCCTGATCGACTCAGACCGGCCCGAGGAGGCGCAGCAGGCAGAGGCGGACGGCTTCCGCTTCATGGACGTGCGCGTCACCCTGGAGCGGCGCACGATCTCCTGCGGCGGCGGCTCCCGACTCGCCCGGATCGAGGATCTGAAGCCACTGAAGCAGATCGCCCACTCAGCCCATCGGATCACCCGCTTCTACGCCGACCCGAGCCTCCCTGACGGTCGCTGCGACCTGCTCTACGAGGAGTGGATTCGGCGCTCCTTCGCAGGCTGGGCCGACCTGACGCTCGTCGCCGAACGCGAGCAGAAGCCGGTCGGCTACATCACCGTTCACCTGGACGGCGAAGCCTCGAAGATCGGCCTGATCGCCGTCCACGAGGACTTCCGCGGCCGGGGCGTCGGCACCGAGCTGCTCGGCTCCGCGATCAACTGGGCGCACTCGCAGAAGGCGAAGAAGATGACGGTCGTCACCCAGGGCCGCAACATCCCCGCTCAGAGGCTTTTTCAGCAGGGCGGCTTCCAGACGGTCGAGACGAGCCTCTGGTTCCACCGGAGGTACGATGCGCCTTCCTGACGGCTGGCTGCCCGACAACGAAGTGCGCGAGCTGCAACGGCTCGCGAAGGGCAAGGCCGTTCTCGAACTGGGAGCCTGGAAGGGCCGTTCCACCGTTGCCCTCGGCCTCGTCGCCAAATACGTCGTCTCCGTCGACCGCCACGAGGGCGTGGAGGGCTACGGGGTGACGGGAATGGACAGCCTGCCCGACTACCTCGACGCGGTGCGTGGCCTCGCGAATGTCGCCATCGTCGTCGCCGACTTCGACGCCTTCTGCCCGTTCCTCTGCGACTACTTCGACCTCGTGTTCGTGGACGGCGACCACGACACGGATGCGGTCGCCCGCGACACCCAGACGGCGCTCGAACACGTCGCCAGGGGTCGCGACGGCACCCTCGTTTTCCACGACTGGGACATGGACAGCGTCCGTGAGGGGGTAGCCTCCGCGCTCGGCTCCCGCTCGCCCGCGCGGGTCGTCGGCTCGCTCGCGTCCTTCGAGGCGACATGAGCGCCCTCATCGACGTGGGCTGCGCCAAGCACGGCGGCGACGAGTCGATCCCCTATCTGGTCAGGGACTACGCCCCCACGATCCTCTACGGCTACGACCCCGCCTGCGACATCTACTCGAACTACAAGGTCGAGGAGACGCGGGTGATCGAGAAGCCGGAGGTCGCCTGGGTCTACGACGGCGAGATCGGCTTCCTCGTCGCCCGACTCGGCGGACACGTCGAGGCTGACGCGCCCTCCTTCCCCTGCTTCGACCTCGCCAGGTTCATCCTCGAACTGGCCCAGGAGGAGAAGGAGATCATCCTGAAGATGGACGCCGAAGGGGCCGAATACACCGTCCTCCCCCATCTCTGCGCCACCGACGCCGACCTCTGCCTGAAGCTGGCGATCATCGAGTGGCACTGCGAGTTCTGCGGCCTCGGCGGCAACGGCCGCCACCGCGACAACTGCCCCTGCGACCGCGACTGGTGGATCGAGCGCCGCCGCAGCGTCGAGGACGCGCTCCGCTGCCCGACCGAGGAGTGGAACCTGTGACGGTGGCCCCGAACGTCGTCGGCTGGGTCGCCTGCGGCTACTGCCACGCGATCTCGCTCGGCGCACCGCCGCACGGGCAGGGACAGCCCTGCCCGATGAAGATCGCCACCGAGGCCGTCTACGTCGAGATGATGGAGGCCCAGACCGCGAGCCACCTTCGTTCCGGCATGACCCACATCGACCTCGGCAAGATGCTGCGGCGCGAATTAGGCGACGAGGACGACGAATGATGAAGTACCCCGAGAAGCAGCGACGACGCGCCGAAATGCTGCGCGAGTTGGGATGGCCGCACAAGAAGATCGCCCGCTACCTGCGGGTGTCCGACACGACGATCCGACGCTGGCTCGTTCCCGGCTACATCGAGCGCCATCGCGCTGACTGTCGGAACGCGAAGCGCAGGCGAACCGGCACCTGCATCGAGTGCGGGGCGACGACGACCCTCCAGCGGTTCGGCGGCAAGCCAGCCGAGCGATGCTTCCCCTGCTCCACCCGCGCTGCTCGCCGCTACGACCACGACAGGATCATCGAGCTGCGCCAGGAAGGTCTGTCGCAGCCGAAGATCGCGGAGCTGGTCGGCTGCACCCAGTCGCATGTGGCGGACATCCTGGGTCGAAACGGGATGCACGTCGGCCGAGGCTCGGGACCAGGGCGGGGAGCGAAGCTGTCGTGAACGTCTCCGCGATCATCGTCACCCGCGGAGACGTGGATCTTGAACCGGTACTCGACTCGCTGCCGTGGGAGTGGGAGATCGTGGTCTGGGACAACTCCTACGGATACGTGAAGCGACAGCCGCCAGGGGGGCGAGACTGGAACACCTGGACTCACCTGGGGAGAGGCAATCCGCCAGCAGACCTTTCCGTCTACGGGCGTTACGCCGCGATCGAGTACGCCTCCCACGACCTGATCTATGTGCAGGACGACGACGTGATCGTCAGCGACCCCGAGGCGATCGCGCAGGCCCACCGTGAAGCCGAGCCTCACGCTCCGGTGCCGTTCCTGACCGCGAACATGCCGCGCCAGTTTCGCCACGGAGGCTACGAGGACTCGTGCCTCGTCGGCTTCGGAGCCTGCTTCCACCGCGACCTGCCGGGGCTGGCGTTCAGACGTTTCGCGGGCGGCGTCTCGCTCTGGGAGATGGCGAAAGCACCGGCCGACGTGTTCAAGCGCACCTGCGATGTCGTGTTCACCACCCTGACACCATTCCGGCTCGTGGACATCGACAAGCAGGACCGCGAGTTCGCCTCCGACGACAACCGGATGTGGCGGCAGAAAACGCACCTGCCCGAGCGCACCCGGATGCTCGAACTGGCCCGCCAGGTGCGCGATTCGTGAGTGCCCTCACGGCTTCACCTTCTGGTGGCACTGCCTTGCCTGCTGGGCGGCGCGTCGTCGTCTGCGGCTCGCGCAAGTTCAGCGATCCGCTGAAGGCGACAGCGACGATCTGCCAGCGGATCGTGGAGCTGCCCGCCGACGTGATACTCGTCCACGGAGACGCCGCCGGGGCTGACCGGCTCGCCGGGACCGCTGCCGAACGGGTCGGGATCACGGTCGTCAAGTTCCCGGCCGACTGGGAGACGCACTCCGACGACTGCCGCTGCCGGGGCTACGGCTGGTGCCGGGAAGCTGGGAAGCGGCGCAACCTCCAGATGCTCGACCTGATCCCCTACCTCGTGATCGCCTTCTGGAACGGCTCCTCGACCGGGACGTTGCATACGATCTCGAACGCCCGCGAACGCGGCCTACCTCTGGAGGTAATACGACTGTGAACAAGGTGGACATCCTCTATCTCTGCCACGGACGGCTGGAGTTCACGAAGGCCACGCTCCCGGCCCTGCTCCAGAACACCGACTGGAGCCGCGTCAGCGAGTTCGTCGTCTACAACGACGCCGCCCCCGACCATCCACTGACCTACGACTACCTGCACGAGACGGCGCTCGATGTCTACGAGGGGATGACGGTGCGGGACACGAACATCGGCTCGCCCGTCGGGGTGATGAACCACTTTCTCGCCCGCTCGAAGGCCAAGATGTTCGCCAAGATCGACAATGACATAGTTGTCCCGCCCGGCTGGCTCGAAACTATGTTGTCCGTGCTGGAGACAGACCCGGAGCTGATGCTGCTCGGGATGGAGCCGGGGATGTCGGGGGTGCCACCCTGGATGCCGGGAGACGATCCGCTCGTCTGCCACACCTACATGCCCGCCACCCACATCGGCGGTGTCGGCCTGATGCGCCGCAAAGCCTTCGACCAGCATCCGGCCCCGGTTCCCGATGGGCGCTTCGGCTTCACCGAGTGGCAGCACACCTTCGAGCCGGTGCGGGGCTGGATACAGCCCGACCTGCGTTGCTTCCCCCTCGACATGATCCCGGCCGACCCCTGGCCTGCCGTCACGGCCGCCTACAAGAAGGTGCCGGGCCTGCAACGCGACTGGGCAACCTACGGTGAGGCGATGTCCTGCTACTGGGAGTGGTGGACGACGTGAACCTGATCGCGATGATGGTCGTCCGCAACGAAGCCGACCGCTACCTCCAGCCCTGCCTTCGTCACCTGCTCGACTTCTGCGACGAGATCCGCATCCTCGATGACGGCTCGACCGACGAGTGGAACCAGCAGGCCGTCTGGTGGGAAGGCGTGGACGAGGACAGGATCAAGGTGCGCTGGCAGGAGGAATCGACCTTCTACACCCATGAGGGCAACACCCGCCAGGCGCTCCTCGACTGGACGATGGAAGGCCACCCGACCCACATCCTCGCGATCGACGCCGACGAGTTCGTCGCCGACGGAGAGCTGCTGCGGCTGATGATGCAGGACACGGGGACGACGGGCGTCTGGAAGCTGACGATGACCGAGGTCTGGGGAGCCGACGAGGAGTGGCTCTACGTTCGCCAGGACGGAGACTGGAGGCCGCGCCCGATCGGGATCGCCTTCGAGGTTCCCCCCGACCACTGGAACAACCGGCAGACGCGCCGCCACTGGCGGATGAACGACCGGGCGCTCGCCTGCGGACGCACCCCGATCTACACGACGATGGTCGGCAACCGCACCGTCGCCGAGCCGGTGACGCCGATCCTGCATTTCGGCTGGGCCTGCGAAGCCGACCGCGCCGCGCGGTATGCCCGCTACGTCGAGCATGACGGGGGCGCTCACCACGCGAGCAAGCATCTGAACTCGATCATGTGGGGCGACGATCAGGTGAAAACGAGCCTGATGCGCTGGCCCGAAGGACTTGACAAGCCGACGCTTCTGGCACGATCGAACCGAACATGAACGACTGGGACATCCCTGACTGGTGGACACTGATCCTGCTCGGATTGGCTGCGTACCGCATCTACAGGCTGATCGCGATGGACACTCTGCTGGACATTCCTCGGGCATGGTTGGTCGGCCTGCCTCGCAACTGGCGGGAAGGGATGGCACTGCCCCAGGGGTATCGCAGCCGGATCGCGGAGTTCCTCGTCTGCCCCTGGTGCCTCGGCTTCTGGGTGTCGCTCGGCTGGTGGGCCGCCTGGCAGCAGTGGCCCCGCGAGGCGCTCATCGTCGCCGCACCCTTCGCGCTCTCGACCGCCGTCGGCCTGATCGCCCAGCTCGACCCCGGAGAATGAACTAGGTCGCGTCCCCTCGCGTGGTTACGCTTGACTCGTCGGTGTCACTGCGTAGAGGAGGGCGAAATGGGATGTGGGTGTAAGCAGGCGCGGCTGGTGGCCGCAGCCGAGGCGAAGGCAGCGCAGGAAGCAGCAGCCGCAGAGGCCGCCGCAGCAGCCGCCAAGAAGCCGACGAGCTAGACCTTGCAGCTCCCCCGCACACGCGCGAGGCGCTCCCTGACGGCGGCAGCGACCCGTGTCGTTCCCTCGAACAGTGAATACACGCGCCGCCTGGCGATGCCGTGGCAGAACCGGGCGCTCTACTACACGGATGCGATCGGCGAGCTGCACTACGCCTCCCAGTTCTACTCGCGGATGCTGCAACGGCTTCGCATCTTCCCCGCCTACTTGCGCGAGGACGGCCAGGTCGAGGAGATCACGACGGGGTTGCCGCTGACGCTGATGAACCGGATTCAAGATCCGGGTGGCGGGCGCACGTCGATCCTGGGGATGTACGGCAAGCTGATGTTCATCACGGGCGAGGGCTACCTGTTCGGGACCGGGATCGGCGAGGGACGCGAACGCTGGTCGTTCGTGTGGCGCGAGGAGCTGCGCTTCGATGACTACGGCAAGGTGACGCACGTCCTTGCCCCCTCGATCCCCTACGAGACGCTCAACTTCTCGGAGGCCACCTACCAGGAGATTCCCGAAGGCTCCGCGGTCGCCTACCGGATGTGGACGCCGCATCCGCGCTTCAGCGCGTGGCCCGACAGCCCGATGCGCTCGGTGCTGGAGGAGGCCGAGGAGCTGCTGATCCTCTCCCGCTCGGTGCTTGCGACCGCGACCTCGCGGCTCGTGCGAGCGCCTCTCCTCTGCATCCCCGAGGAGATCGCCCCCGCCCCACCGCAGGACTCGGGCGACGAAGATCCCCTCAACGACCCCTTCCTGCGCGACTTCACGGCCCACCTGGAGCGGGCGATCGAAGATCCGGCGCTCGCCTCCTCGCTCGCCCCCTACGTCCTCTACGCGCAGGCCGAGTGGATCGACAAGATCAAGCCGATCGTCCTCCACAACACCGACACCGACTACCTGGAGCGCGACCTTCGCACCGAGTGCATCCGTCGCCTCGCTCGCGGCCTCGACCTACCACCCGAGGTAGTGGAGGGGATGTCGGATGCGAACCACTGGGCCGCCTGGTGGATCTCCGACGATATGTGGCGCTCCCACGGTGCCCCGAAGGCCGAGCAGTTCTGCGACGACATGAGCGAGGCGTACCTGCGTCCGGCGCTCGCCGAGGAAGGGTTCGAGGGCTGGGACACGGTCGTCGTCGGCTACGACGCCTCCGCGGTCGTCGTCAACCCCGACCGCTCGAAGGACGCCGACCAAGCCTGGGATCGGGGCGCGATCTCCTACTCGGCCTACCGCAACGCCAAGAACTTCACCGAGGACGACGCCCAGGACGACGAGGAGCATCTGGAGTGGCTGGCGATCAAGAAGGTGCTCGTGGACGCCGAGGGGAACCCGATCCCCTCCTCGGGCGCGGGCGCAGGGCTGCCGACGGAGGAGCAGATCGTCAATCCCGGCGACGAGCCGGGCACACCCGACGGCGAGCCTGGGCCTGTCTCGGAAGGAACGAACCTGCCTGCTTCCGCAGCACGGCTTCAGGGGGCCGCGGAGATGGCGCTCGTGCGCTGCCGTGAGCTGGCCGGAGCGCGGATTCGCTCCAAGCGCGACACCTGCCCCCACTGTCTCGATGAGGTCAAGGACGTGCCGAACCCGCTCGTCGCCTCGGCGCTCGGGAGGATGGGCCTGGAGCCGCTCGGCGCACCGGAGCCGCGGGCGCTCGTCGCCGGAGGCACCGAAGGGCTGCACTCGATCCTCCGCGCCTGGGGTTACTCGCCCGGCGACGCAACGACGATCTGCGACCTGCTGGAGATCCACGCCGCACGGACGCTGTTCCAGCCGAACCCGCCCGTGCCGGAAGGGCTGGCGGCGTGACCGTCGAGGAGCTGAACGCGCTCGTTGAGGACGCCTACGTCGCTGCCTTCGAGTACGAGGAGGAGCTGACCCAGGTGTACGCGACCGCGTTCGAGCGGGCGTCGAAGAAGGCCGTTCGCACCTTCAGGCAGGACGCGGTGACGGCCGCCGGGTTCGTGGCCCCGCCGATCGACTCGTTGACGGAAGGGATGACCGAGGCAGAGCAGGCGAAGGCGAACGGTGTCCGCGACCGGGCTGCACTCGCCATCGCCGCAGCACTGACGGCCCTCGGGCTGACCGCCGTCGCCGTTTCGTTCATGCGAGCCATCGCCGAGCGAGGATCGTTGAACTTCGACCAGGAGCTACTCCGGGTTCTCCGCAGCGTCATCGACCAGGGCGTCGCGGAAGGCTGGTCTGCGGACGAGACGGCCATCCAGATCCAGAAGGCGTTTCAGGGAGTCTCCTCCACGACCGCGCAGATGCTCGCGCAGACGGAACTGACCTCACTCGTCAACGAACGCTCATTGCAGGCGGCGCAGAAGGCGTCGTCGGGAAAAGCTGAACCCACCTACAAGGTGTGGCAGACGATGAAAGATCCGCGGGTTCGTCCTGCCCACGCTTCGGTGCAGGGGCAGACCGTCCCGATAGACCAGCCGTTCGATGTCGGCGGCTTCTCGATGATGTACCCCGGCGACCCGGCGGCCCCGATGCGTCTGGTGGCGCGTTGTCGCTGCCGGATGACCTACACCGAGACGCTTGTCGCGTCCGCTAAGGAGGATACGCTCATGTCGAGCATGGCTACTGACACGACCAACGAACAGCTCACGGCCGGGATCGTCGTCACGATCACTGAGGTCGAGGAGGCCGAGGACGCCGTCGAGGATGCGACCGAGGGCGGTGTCGAGGAGGACATGAGCTGGAGGGCGCTGCTCGCGATCGAGGGGCAGGCGACGGAGGACGGCCGGATCATCGACGTGGGTGCGCTCTCCTGGCGCGACCTGCCGCTGTCGCTGATGGCGATGGACGAGACGGGGCCGGGCGGACACGAAGGCGCTGCTGTCGCCGGTCGGATCGACACGATCACGCGCGAGGGCAACGAGCTGTGGGGAACCGGCGTGTTCGACACGGGCGAGTTCGGCCAGAAGGTCTGCCGCATGGTCGGCGAGCAGACGCTTCGAGGCAACTCGGTTGACCTGGCGGTGCTGGCCTACGAGTACCGCAACGCCGACACGGGCGAAGTGCTGACCGACGAGCAGCTCATGGACGCCTTCTTCGGGGAGGACATCCCGATCCTTTTCGCCGTCACGGAGGGCGTCATCATGGCCTCCACGGTCTGCCCGACCCCGGCGATCGCAGGCGCGGAGATCATGCTCGCCTCGGGGCGTGACTGGGGCTACGGCCCACTCAACCGCGAACAGCGGCGTGGGTGGAACAACCCAGTCCTGATGATGTCGTTCAGCTTCGTCGTGGAAGCTGGCGAGGTTCTCACCGCCGCCGCTGCGGGCATGGCCCCCCTGCACCCCCCGCTCGACTGGTTCTCCGACCCGCACTTCGACGGGCCGACGCCGCTGACGGTGACGAAGGACGGCCAAGTCAAGGGCCACGCCGCGCTCTGGAACTCCTGCCACATCGGCGAGCCTTCGGGGCCGGGGATCTGCGTTCCGCCTCCGCGCTCGGGGATGAACTACGAGATTTTCCATCACGGCGTCGTGGAAACGTCCGAGGGCGTCGATGTGCCCTGCGGTCAGATCACGATGTCCACCTTCCACGCCGGACGCGACCTGAGCTGGAAGGCGACCCTGGAGCATTACGAACACTCCGGCTGCGCCGTCGCTGATGTCGTGGCCGGGGAGGACAGGCACGGGATCTGGGTTTCAGGGGGACTCAGGCCCGACCTGCCCGCCGAGAAGGTGCGCGAGCTGAAGGCCGGTGCGCTCTCGGGCGACTGGCGGCAGGTGATCGGACGGGGGTTGGAGTTCCTGGCGGCGCTCGTCGTCAACATTCCCGGCTTCCCGATCCCCCGCCCCGAGGCCCGGATCGTCGCCTCCGCTCTCGGTGAGGAGGAAGTGCTGGCGCTCGTCGCGGCCGGGATGGTGACGGAGGAGGACATCGAGGGCATGAGCCGCCGCGAGTACCTGCGTAAGATCGAAGTCCTCACCCACTGACTACAGGGGGAGAGAGGGCAGTGGGCGTGTGGGTGAGAAGCTGACTTCGACGGCGAACCAACCCCGCACTGACCCTCTCTCTATCCACTGCCGCGTCCAGTCGCACCCCTCCCGCCGGGAGATCCGCGAGCGGCTCCTTCCCGGCCTCGCGGGGATGCCGGTCGAGATCATCGAGACGGACTTCGACCCGCCGAACCCCTGGAAGGGGTATCTGGCCTGCCTCGATGCCCCGCCTGACTGCACCCACTTGCTGATCGTGCAGGATGACACGGTCACTTGCCGCAACCTACTTCCGGCGGTAGAGGCTCTCGTCCAGGTCGAGGGCGACGTGCCCGTCTGCCTCTACCTCGGCGGCCTCCCGATGCGAACCCGCGGCGAGGCGCTGAAGGCGGGCAAGCGAGGCGAACGCTTCGTCCAGGTGCATCCCGGCGACTTCATGCCCGTCGTCGCCGTCCTCTGGCCGATCGAGAAGGCCCGCGAGTTCCACGCCTGGGGCATCGACCCGAACCGCCTGCGCCAACGTAACGGCCGCACGTTCGAGGAACGCTCCGACGACGCGATGGGCGGCCGCTGGATGCGACAGACGCAGCAGCGCGTCCTCGCGACGATCCCGAGCCTGATCGAGCATCCCGACGATGTCATCTCCACGATCGCCCGCGCGAACACGGGCCGCACGGCGCTGTTCTGGCACGGCGAACACTGGGATGCGTCGTCAGTCGAGTGGGGCTAACCAGTCGAGCGGGTCGGTGAGGCAGCGGATCGTGCGGACGTGGATGCGATGGCGGGCGACGAAGCCGTGCTGGAGCTGCTCGCCTTCTTCCACGACGCGGGCCTGAGACATGAACTCATCGAGCGTGGTGCCTCCGACGAGGGAGTGCAGACCGGTGGAGCGGTTGACGTAACCGAAGAACCGCTGCTGCGGGCCGCTGTGGGCGTGGCGGTCGAAGATGTAGACGTAGTTCTCCTCCGTCAGCGTCGTCCTGGTCGCGCAGGCGCGGAAGGCGACGGGTGTGTTGCGGATCACGAAGTCGGGCAGCGCGTTCGGGCCGCCGTTCCAGACGTGCGGAACCCCGAGCCAGGTGAGCCACTGATCCATCACGTCCTCGCCAACGTGGCCGTCTGCCCGGTCGGCCGCCGACGCGATGTTCCTCATGCCGTTCGGGTCAACGTCGTCGCCGTGCATCTGCATCACACGGCCCGACTCCAGCATCGCTTCCGTCGGCATCATCATCGGCCAGCGGGCGGCGAAAGGATGCGCCTCGGCCGGAGGATTCCAGACCTCGGCCTCACGCAGAATCCGCGCAACGTCCTCCTCTCCCAGCTCCCACGCCCGGATCTTGTCCGGCTCACCCCGATACAGGTTCGGCTTCACGCACGGGCAGAAGTGACTCGCGTGAGCCTTGCAGTAGGGGTGGGGAGCGGTAGGCGTCAAGGTCTGATTTTCAAGTTTTCGCGATGCGCTGGAGTTGCCAGTGTTCGTCACTGCCGGGGTTGCTCTGCTTCTTGGGGGGGCGCTTCTTGCCCCCCCTACCCCCCCGTAGGGAAGAAGGATGATTCGGGCGGCGGATGGAGCGAGGCAGGTTCCGCGTGGCTCCCAGTCCCTTCAGGCTGGTCTACCCACGCGGCCGGGCTGCGGGTCGCTTGGAGCGATGCTCCGAGCTATCCGCTACCTCTCCAATCTTGCAAAGCGTCCTCCGTGCTAGTCGCTCGTCCGACCAGCGTGATACGCTTCGCTGGTCTGTTCTTCGGCGAGGACGACACTAGACGGTAGAGGCGGCTCCCGCAAGGGGGCCGTTCTCGTTTCTGCCGCAAAATGCGAACGGCCCCTGTCGGGGCCGCTCGGTTCCAAAGGCTAGGCGAGAGGGGTCAGCTCTCGTCGTCCTCGATCATCGCGTCCACGGCCGAGGCGAGAACCACGAGCGCCCCGTCGATCACGGCGGCGATCTTCTGCTCCGCGTACCTGGCGGCCCGCGGGTTCTTCTCGGCCAGCCGCTCCAGGTCCGGCTTGAAGGCGCGACGCACCTTCACGGCCACGTCATCGAACAGCGTTCCTCCGATCACCTTCGCGTCGGCGGTGCGATGGCCGACCGACCAGACGGACGCGGTCGTGCGGCCCTCGCGCTTCAGGACGTAGAGGGTGTTCGAGTTCTCACGCCGCTGCGCGTCCAGATACGCCTGGATCGCCACGGTCGCCTGGGCGGTCGTGATCCTGACGCTGGCGGCGAGGCTACGGGCGGTAAACGCCTTCTCTCCGTTGTCGAAGATCCAGGCTTCCAGTGCCTCCCACTTCGTTACGACCGGCTTGTCGCTCATGCGATGCTCTCCTCTCCTAGACCAGCCATCGCCCGCGCCACTTCGAGTTCCGTGACGAACAGGTCGTGTGCCTGGTCGATGCGGTAGATGCTCTCGGCGGTGACCGCGCTGTTCGCGACCATCTCGGAGAGATCCTCGGTTGCCTGCTCGATGTGCCCCACGATGCCGAGGGCAGTGAACCCACCCAGAGCCTTGTCGATGGGGTCGGTGATCCCAGCCTTTGCGGCCTCGATCTCCTTCTTCTCGGCGGGCGTCAGGTTCTTCACCCGCTCGTTCTCCTTCAACCGCTCCCGGTGGTAGCCGCTCCCTGCGGCAGCAGCGACGGCCAGCTTCCTATCCTCCGGCAGCGACTCGATGATCTGCTCGACCTGCTCCAGCGGAGCCTCGCGCAGTATCCGCTTCGTCCCACGAACATCGGGACTTTCGCGCTTCGGCTCCGAGAACGGAGTGCGCGGCGCCTCGTCGGTTGTGCGCCACGCGACGAGAATCCGAACCCAATCCCTGCTCCTCCCGAATGTCGCCCCGATCTGCTTATTCGTGAGAGTCGGATCGGCCTTCTGCGCGGCGATGATTTCGTCCGCTGCCTGGGCGTAGAAGCCGTCGCCCTTCGCGAGCAGCTTCATCGCCTTGATGAGATGCCTCTGTGCCTCGTTCGTCATTCGCCCCTCCTGGGGTAGTAGGTCTGGAAAACCAAGTATGGCTGAAACTATAGCGCCTTGCAACTAGCATCTTGCGGCGTCCGCAAGTTTCTGTAGCGTGATCTCCAGCAACGAGAGTCCGTAGGGCGGTCGTTGTGAGCCGGGTCAGCATGGCCTCTGGCGTGTCAGTTCCACACACGTCCCATAGAGGAGAGTCATGGACCCGCTTTTCGCAGCACTTCCAGAGGATCTGTCCGCGCTGTCGGACACCGACCTCGCCGCAGCGATCGAGGAGCATCTCGGCGCAATGCGGCTCATCCGCGCCAACGACGCGGACTTCCTCGGTGACCTGACCGCAGCGGTCATCATCGAGCAGGCGACGGCAGGCAAGGCCCAGCTCGCAGCCCTTCGGGCCGAGCAGGAGCTTCGCGTGACCGCGCAGGAGAACTTCTCCGAGGTCGTGGACGACCTCACCGCCGACGCAGCAGCCCTGGAGTCAGGGGGCGGCGAGGGCGAAGGAGACGGCGATGGCGAGCCGGAGCCGGAGGCAGAGGCGACCGAGCTGGCCGCCGAGGTCGAGGAGGACGAGAAGGAGGAGGTCGCAGAGGAGGAGCCGGTGACGGCTGCCGCGCTGCGGCGTCCGCCCGCTCCGTCGAAGGAGCGCAAGGGACGCAAGGCCGACGACGAGCCGCAGGGCGCAGTCCTCGTCGCCGCCGCTGGTGTCCCCGACACGCAGCCGGGGACGGAACTCGACCCGCACGACTTCACGAAGATCATGCTGAAGCAGGCTCGCAGGCTCGGCCCCCCGAAGCACCAGGCGGGCGGCACCGAGGAGCGGTATCTGCTCGCTTCGGCGCAGTACCAGTTCCCCGAGGAGCGGCGTCTCACGTCCGACCTCGACGCGAACGCTCGCAAGATCCGGGCGCTGAAGAACACCGAGGGCAACTCGCTCGTCGCCTCCGGTGGTATCTGCGCCCCGGCGACGAACATCTACTCGATCCCGCAGTTCGCGGTCACGTCGCGCCCCGTGCGTGACGCGCTCCCGTCGTTCAACGCGGATCGCGGTGCAGTGAACGTGCCGGTGCCGACCACGCTCGCGAGCGCGGCCAGCGCCATCACGATCATCACCGAGGCCAACGACGCTCTCGGCGGCACCTACGCCACGAAGTCGTGTCTCGACCAGACCTGCCTCGACTACGCCGAGACGGCCGTCACGATCATCAGCCATTGCCGTGAGTACGGCAACCTGAACGCCCGCTCGTGGCCGGAGAGCGTCACCTTCGAGAACGAGCTGACGATGGCCGAACACGCCCGGATCGCGGAGGGTTACCTGCTCGACCGGATCAAGGCGCTCTCGATCAACGTCACGTCGCCCGATGTCTACTCGACCATCTGGGATCTGATCTACGCGATCACCCGGACCGCGTCGAGCATCCGCTACATCCTCCGCACCGGAGAGAACGTCCGCTTGCGGGCGCTCATGCCTGCCTGGGTGCCGGACATGATGGTCGCGGACGCAGCGGGAACGCAGTTCGATCGCTTCCTGACGCGGGGACGGTGCATCGAGATCCTCCGCAACGCAGGCGTCGAGCCGACGTTCTACCTCGACGCAGTCACGGGCGGCACGTCGCAGGCGTTCGCGGACGAAGCAGCCGGGACGATTGACGACTTCCCCGACGTGATCCAGTTCGCGGTCTACGTCGAGGGCGCGTTCATCCATGTGGACGGCGGCTCGCTCGAACTGGGCCTCGTCCGCGACAGCACCCTGAACTCGACCAACGACTTCCAGATGTTCGGGGAGACGTTCGAGAACGTGGCACGACTGGCACCGGCTCAGGCTTGTCGCTGGATCAGCGCCACGGTCTGCCCGTCGGGCGAGTTCCCGGCCACGACCACGGCCCTGTCCTGCTAACGGAACGCTGAAGGGAGGCTGAACGATGTCCACGACACTCGGGCCGCCGGTCTACCTCGATGGGCCGTTGCCCGTCGCGCCACCGTTCGGCCTCCTCTCGGCAGCCACCATCGTTCCCTCCGACGACCGCTTCGGCGTCGGGGGGGCGGTGTGGCCCTATCCGCCGGGACTACCGACCACCTGGGACGGCTGCGCTGCTGGCACGTTCCGCACGAAGGCAGACGGCACGGGCTGGGATCTTCCGATCTTCAGCGCCTTCACCGTCTACCTGCCGATCACCTGCTCGTCCATCACGGCCCACTCGCCCGGCTTCGCCGATCGGGCACGGGCAGCGTTCGCGGCGACCGAGAGTTTCGCGGTCGCTCGTGAGCTGGCCCGAGGGGTGGCACTGCCGCTCAACCCCTTCCTCTGCGACGGGAACCTGACGATCCTGGCTGGCGGCGCTGCTGTCACCCCGGATGTCGGCCTCTCCTGGCTGGAGGACGCAATCGGAGCAACGGGACGAGCTGGGATGATCCACATGACCCCGGCCACCGCGACCTCGATGAACGGCTCCGGTGGCTACGGACTCGACCTCCGTCCTGCCTCGGGAGGGTCGCTGAAAACGACTGCGAACGGAACGCTCGTCGCGGTCGATGGCGGTTACATCGGGGCGAACCCGAGCCTCCACGCTCCAGCCGCGACGGGGCAGGCGTGGGCGTTCGCGACAGGCCCGGTGCAGATCAGGCGCAGCGGCGACATCACGGTCGTTGCGGACAACATCGCTCAGTCGATGGATCGGGCAAGCAACGAGGTCACCCAACGTGCAGAGCGGGACTACCTCGTGACCTGGGACACGGAGCTACAGGCCGCTGTGTTGATTGATTGGACACCGTGATGGCGCTTCTTGACGCTCATCACGCTGTGATGTCCATGCAGGACCGGCTCCATGTGGGCCGGGTTGACGCATCGAGGGATCTCGCAGAGATGGTGGAGGTCATGCCCTTCGGGGATCGGCCCGGCCTGATCTTCGTAGACGGCTCGGTGGGCGCTCCGGTACTTCCGGTTGAAGTAGACGCGGCCGTACTCGGTGCCGGGACGCAGGGAGCCTGTCCAGATCCAGCAGGGAGTCTCGTGACCCATGTCTCGGGCTTCCCACTGGGACAGCTTTGGGCCGAGGCGCATTTGCCACCTGACGTGCGTGGCGGCGTAGGCGGCGGGTTCACCGCATCCACAAAGGCAGTCCATGAACCAGAAGTCTACTCGATCAGGACGCCCTAACAGGGTTCCGTAAAGGAGGAGTGAGATGGCACAACGCGCAACACCATGCGGAATCTCCCTGGGAGTCTGCCGCCTGCGTGTAACCAAGATCGACGCGACCTCGGGCTGCGTTCTCTCCGAGGCCGACAACTCGTTCGTGCTGGAGGACATCATCTCGGTGGCGGTCACGCCGAACATCGAGTCCGGCACGGACACGACCCTGATCGGCGGCTGCGGCTGCAAGATCGCGACCTACAAGGCGCAGGACATCCTGAAGCGTTACGACCTGACGCTGACGACGCCGATCAAGTCGGCTCCTCTGGAGTCGCTCCTGACCGACGGCGGGGTGTTGTACGACAACTCGACAGTGCCGGTCGCTGTTGGGTATTCGTTCCCGACGGACATCGCTTGCGACTCGCAGATCCCGGTTGCGATCGAGTTCTGGACGAAGAACTGGGTGGACGACGCACAGGACGGATCGCTGCCCTGGATTCACTGGGTGTTCCCGTACTCGCTCTGGTCGCCCGGCCCGCAGACGGTCAACAACGACTTCTCGCAGCCCGACTTCGTCGGCTTCACGAGGTCGAACGACTGCTGGGGGGATGGCCCCTACGGAGACGGCCCCGAGACGATCTACGGGGCGTCGTCGTTCAGCCTCGCAACGGGCGGCTGGTTCTACACGCCGACCGATCCACCGGCAGCAACCTGCGACTTCAGGACAGTCGCGCCTGCCTCGTAATCGCGAGGCAGACACTCGAAGGCAAGAAGGAGGTAGTCCAACATGGCAGCCAAAACCTACGGCGTCCTCAACGGGGACGTTCCGGGTGCAGCGGCGGCAGTGCCGATCGCGACCAGCACCGTCATCAAAACGCACATGCAGATCGCGACCAACACGACCACACCGGCCATCCGGTTCGTGGAGTGGTGGGTCGAGTTCGACGGATCGACGGCGGCAACGCCGGTCAAGGTCGAGTTGCTTCGCTACACGGGCGGCAACCAGACGACGTTGACCGCGTACACGGCGGCGATGATTACGAAGTTCAACGACCCGAACGCTCCGGCGTCGAGCATCCAGCTCGGCACCACGCTGTCCGGGTTCTCCAACAACACGACCGAGGTCACGCCGACCACGGTCGTTTCGCTGGAGACGCACTTCGTTCCGCCCACGTCGGGCATCTACATCCAGTGGCCCCTGGGCCGCGAGCCGGAAGTCGCGGTCGCGCAGTTCGCTCGCGTCCGCATGACGGCGGGTGCGTCCGTCAACGCATACGCAGGACTGGTCTGGGAGGAGTAGGTTCTGGCTGGGGGCGGTACTGCGGTGCCGCCCCCTACCTCTCCTTCAGCCATGCTCGCGTGGCCGCAAGTCCTTCCGGCAGCTCGACGCGAGGTTGCCAGCCGAGATCGTTCCGTATCCGCAGGGCGGCGAGCGAACGTCGGCTGACGTTGTCGATGTCGCGCAGACCGACATGCTCGACCGGCCCGCCGATCAGCTCGGCAAGCCGGTTCACCGATGTCTCCCAGCCGGTGCCGACGTTGTAGAGGCTCCCCGGCGGCGCGGTCGCTGCGAGGATCGTGGCGCGGACGACATCGCCGATGTAGGTGTAGTCGCGGGTCTGCTCGCCGCCGCCGAAGATCCTCATCGGCCGTCCTTCGAGCGAGTCGTGGAGGAAGCGGGCGACGACGCCGCAGTAGGGGTTGTCGGGCCGCTGCCCTGGGCCGTAGACGTTCGAGAAGCGCACGACCGTCGTCCCTAGCCCGTAGCTCGCGCCGAACGCCTGGCAGTACGCTTCGCCCGCGAACTTCGACGCGGCATACGGGGTGAGCAGGCTGACTGGATCGTTCTCGATGATCGGCAGCCTCGTCCGGTTCCCGTAGACCGAGCAGGACGACGTGTAGACGACACGGGGGACTCCTTCGTCACGGGCCGCGAGGAGGACGTTGAAGGTGCCTCCGGCGTTGACCCGGAAGTCGTCGGCCGGGTTCTCGGTCGAGACGATGATGTTGCGGGCAGCGCAGTGAAACACGAGATCGGCTCGATGGCAGACCGTTCGCATCAGCTCGTACTCGGTGACGCAGCCACGGACGAACTCGCAACCGTCGGGCATCGAGTCCTCCTGGCCGGTGAAGAAGTCGTCAACGACGGTGACGTGCCACCCGATCTTGACCAGCGCCGCTGCGAGGTTCGAGCCGACGAACCCGGCTCCCCCTGTCACGACGGCTCGCATCCGGGGCACTATAGTACGATGCCAGGATGCCCTGGTCGCCCATCTCGGAGGCCCGCGAATCTCCCGCCACGGCGAAGGAGATCCGCCTGATGTGCCCTCACTGCAAAGGCTTCGTCAACGTCTACCTGCCCTACAAGCCGGGAGCGTGGACGCGGCAAGGGTTGATCCGTGAGGCGATAGACGAGCATCGTCGCGTCTGCACCGTCGCCGACGCCGTCTCGGGCTACGTCTACGACATCCAGTACCCTCGGGCGTAGCGTCCTGGCGGGACGCTATAGTTGCGCCCGTGACCGCCCCCGCCGACTGCACCTTCTGCCACGGCTTCCACTTCTCCTTCGGCGGGCATCCGATGGCGCAGTACCTCTGCGACTTCATGGTCTGGGAGCTGGTGCTGAACAACAACCCGCAGGTGAAGGGGATCGTGGAGCTGGGCACCTTCCAGGGCGGCTTCTCCTGGTTCCTCGACGCGCAGGCCCGAGCGCGAGGGATGTGGTTCCGCACATTCGACATCATTCAGCCCGACCATGAGCCTCCTGAGTTCGAGCGCCTGGACTTCTATCGCTACCCCGACAAGGTGGCCGAACTGACAAACGTGATCGGCCCTGTCGCGCTTCTCTGCGACGGCGGCAACAAGCCACGCGAGCTGGCGCTGTTCCCGCCGCGCTGCGCTCCCGGCTCCGTGTTCCTCGTCCACGACTGGGGCACCGAGACGCTGCCCGAGCATGTGCCTGACTTTCTGGAGGAGCTGTACGGCGAGTTCTGCGACTCGATCGGCTCCGTGACCCGCGTGTTCAGGATGAAGCCATGAGCGTCGATCTCGCCCGCCTGCGCCTGCTGGCCCAGGAGCCTCCCAGGACGGCCATGACGCGCAAGCAGCAGTTCCCGAGCCTCACGGACGCCGTCTACGAGCTGAAGCAGGAGAACACCGCTCTGCGCCGCGGGCTGAACGAGGCCATCGCGGAGATCGAGCGGATGGCCCACGAGTGGGACGAGAGGTATCAGGATTACCTCTCGATGCCTGACCGATGACCCGCGTTCTGATCGGCATCCTCTCGAACGAAGCTGCGCGTTACGCCGAGTTCTGGGGCTGCATGATGCAACTGGAGGCACCCGGCGGCTCCGTCAAGGATGTGGCGATCGGGACCGACTACGTCTCGAACCAGAACATCCTCGCCCAACGCTGTCTCGATGACGGCTTCGACTACCTCTGGCTGATGGGCGACGACCACACCTTCGGCCCCGACCTGCTGGAGAAGCTGCTCGTCTCGGCGCAGGCGTTCGACCTGCCGATCCTCGTGCCGCTCTGCGCCACCCGCCGCGCCCCCTTCGCCCTCGTGGACTACGGGAAGAATCCCGACCCGTCCGGCCCCGACTACCTCTCGGTCAGTCTCGCGGAGGTTCCGCCCGAGGGGATCATCGAGCTGGACGCTGCCGGTTCCGCGGGGATGCTGATCCATCGCGACGTGCTGGCGACCGTGCCGCAACCCTGGTTCGAGAACAGCCCGCGCTCCGAGGACATCGTGTTCTGCGAGAAAGCTGTGGCCGCCGGGTTCAAGATCCACGCTGACGTGGCCTGCCGCCTCGGCCACATCCTCACCGCCTCCGTGACGCCGGGGCACGATGGGGAGAAGTGGGTGACGGGCCTCGTGATGAGCGGCCTGCAACTGGCGATCGGGACGGCCGAGGAGCTGACCGCCGAACACGAGCTACCACCGGAGGTAGGTGATCCGCGGAACCGCGACGACAACCCACACCCCGACGCCGAGCCTTCGGAAGCCGAGCGAATCGAAATCTGGGTGGACGAGGAGTTCGTCTGGTGGTGGCGGGCGATCAGCCACGACGGCGCGGTGCTGATGAAGGACTCGGCGATCAACGAGGCGTCCGTCCTCGCGGCTGCGGAGATGCGCTACCCCGGCGTGATGGCCTACCAGATCGGCCGCGAGGTCGAGGACTCCCGCAACATCCGCCAGTACCGCGTCCCCGGCAGGATGTTCGACCGCTGATGGCCGGAGTGATCGGTGTCGCCTGCGCGGAGCTGGGCCGCTACTCCCAGTTCTCCTCCTGCCTCGCGAACCTCACGAAGCCACCGAGGACGGAGGTTCGCTTCGAGGCCGGGATCGACGTGGCCGTCAACCGGCGCAACGTCGTCCGCTACGCGCTGGAGAACGAGTACGACTGGGTCTGGTTCGTGGACGACGACATGCTGTTCGGACCGGGGCATCTGACCGGCCTCCTTGCCCACAACCAGCCGATCGTCGCGAGCCTCTACTTCAACCGCAAGCCGCCCTACTACCCGGTGGCCTACAACCGCCGCTTCGTCGGCCCCGACGGAGGCCCAGCCTGGAACCCTGTCGATCTCGAAGGAGCGCCGCCGACGGGACTGGTGGACATCGTCGCCGCCGGAGCCGGAGGGCTGCTCGTGCGAACCTCCGTGTTCGTGGCGATGGAGTTCGACTCGTGGTTCAAGCGCGACGGCGCAGGCGAGGACATGTCGTTCTGCGCTCGCGCGGTCGAAGCGGGATTCCCGATGTACCTCGACCTGGCGGCGCGGATGGGCCATCTGTCGAACTACTCGGTGTGGCCGATGAACCGCGAGGAACACTGGACGGCGGGGATCGGAATCACGGAAGGCTGGATGCTCTCGGTGGAGCTGGGGGACGCATGAGCGGGATGATCGGAATCATCGCCGACTTCGCCGGTCGCTACCACTGGTTCTCCCAGTGCCTCGCTGATCTCGTGAAGCCGGAGGACACGAAGATCGAGTGGCGCTTCGGTGCGAACCGGGGGGCGAGCCGCAACTCGCTGGTGGAGGCGTGTCTCGACGGAGGCTATGACTGGCTGTTCTTCGTGGATGACGACCAGGCGTTCCCGACAGGCACCCTGACTCGGCTGCTGGCGCTCGAACAGCAGGTCGTGTCGGCGCTGATCGTGCAGCGGGCCGCGCCGTTCCTGCCGACCGCCTACGCGGGTCGCGACGAGAACGGCCTCTATCAGACGCTCGACCTCAACTCCGTCGGCCACAACAACCTCGTCCAAGTGGCCGCGACGGGAACCGGGGGGCTGCTCGTGCGTTCGCATGTGCTGCGCCAGCTCGGGCCTCCCTGGTTCGTCTACTCGGAGGCGTGGGGCGAGGATATGTTCTTCGCCAACCGGCTCGCCGAGGCTGGGATTCCGATGATCCTCGACACCGGCTGCCGGATGGGCCACATCGCTCCCGCCGCCGTGTTCCCGGTGCCGACGGACGCGGGCTGGTGCGCCGAGTTCAAGTACGCCGACGGAACCTCGGTGATGATGCCGATGGATCACACGAAGGGAGAGGGATGAGCGGCACGGTAGGAGTGATCGCCGACGCGACGGCGAGGTACACGGAGTTCACGGAGTGCCTCACGGGTCTGCTGACGAAGATGCCGGTCAACACCCGCCTCCAGTTCAAGGTCGGCCCCGAGCGCGGGGCGAGCCGCGACTGGCTGGTCGAGCAGTCGCTCGAACGCGGCTCCGAGTGGATTCTGTTCCTCGATGACGACCACTCGTTCCCGCCTCACCTGCTGTTGCAGCTTCTCTCGCGCGAGCAGCCGATCGTGGCGAGCCTGTATCTGCTGCGCCAGCCGCCGTTCTGGCCGATCGCCTACGGGTCGAAGGAGGAGAACGGCCTCTACACGGCGCTCGACCTCTCGGCCCACGAGGGGACGGGGATCGTCCCTGTCGTCGCTGCCGGGACGGGCGGGATGCTGATCCGCTCGGAAGTGTTCTACGAGCTGCCGCAGCCCTGGTTCCTGCACACCGACCAGCACTCCGAGGATCTCTACTTCTGCGATCGTGCGGTCGCCGCTGGCTTCCCGATCTTCGTGGATCTGGAAGCGCGGCTCGGTCACATCACGCCGATCAACGTGGTGCCCACCTACATGCCCGACTCCGGCTGGCTCGCGACCCTCGTCGTCGCGCAGGCGATGAACGTCGGCCTCCCGATCGGCGACGACCTGAAGGAGCAAGGATGACGCACCCGCCGGGGACTGTGGGGATCTGTGTGCAGGAGACGGGGCGCTACACGGCGTTCACCGAGTCGATGACGGGGCTGCTGACGCCGGAAGGCAGCTCGATCTTGTACCAGTACGGCACCGACATCCCGAACGGGATGAGCCAGCTCGCGCAGAAGATGGAGGGCGAGTGGCTGTTCATCATGGGCGACGACCACTGCTTCCACCCCGACCTGCTGATGCGCCTCCTCGACCACAACGTCGATGTCGTCGTCCCGCTCTGCCTGATGCGCCAGCGGCCCTTCGCTCCCGTCGTGCGAGTGGACGACGAGGGCCACGTCATCGACCTGACGCGGGCGGCAACGTCGGGCCTCGTGAAGATCCACAGCGCAGGCTCGGCCGGGATGCTGATCCGCAAGCACGTCCTCGACGCGGTGCGCGAGGAGTTCCCCGGCTACCCCGTGTTCGAGCGCCGCGCCGAGATGTCAGAGGACTTCCTGTTCTGCAAGCGGGTGCGCGAGTGCGGCTTCGAGATCCACTGCGATCTCGGGCAGACGCTCGGCCACATGACGGCCACCGCGATCTGGCCGGGGAAGGGGCCGGACGGCAAGTGGTGCCAGAACTTCGTCGTCGCTGACTCGTTCCTGATCCAGTTGGCGATGCCCGAGTCGGAGTAGGCGTCCCCTGATCCCGGTAGCCTCGGGGTGTGCCCGCTCTCGCGTTCAGCCAGGAAGCAGGAGGTCTGGTCGAGGGCGTCGTCAGCCCCGGCCCCACCGCCACCTTCGGCACGATCATCACGGCGGGCAGCATCCTGATCGCCTCGGTCGCTGTCAACGTCTCCGGCAGCTTCCTCGGCCGCTACCTGGGCCTGAGTGTCAGCGACAACAACGGCAACACCTGGCGGCAGCTCGGCAGCCTCGTCACGGAGCCGCAGCTCGACGCTCTCGGCTGGGCGTTCTTCTGGGTGGCATCCGCGAACAGTGGTTCGACGCAGGCGCAGGCGCAGCTCACCTGCACGACGGGGTCGAACACCTGCTCGATCGCTGCCGCTGAGTTCGTCAAGTCGGCCGGGACGTGGGAGGCGCTGAACGGGTGGGGGCAGCCGAGGTCGGGAACGAACCCGGCGTCTCCCGTGACGGGGCCGACGTTCGTGCCGCCGGGGAAGCCGTGCCTGTTCGTCGCCTCGGGCGTCGGGACGCGCGTGGACTTCGCGGAGTCGGACACGGGGCTGAACCTCCTGACGACGCGGGTGCCGACGGCCTACCGTCACTGCACGTCGTATGTGGTCGAGCCGCAGCAGGTGACGCCTGGGTACACCTGGACGGGCAGCGACTTCGTGATCCTGGGTGCGGCGCAGATGGTCAACAACGCGAAGGTCGGCGACTACCCGGTGCAGCTCGCAGGCCGGGGGGCGAACCGCTGATGCCGTCTATCTCGTTCGTGCAGTCGAACGGCGTAGCGTCGGCACCGGGACTCAGTCCTGCGCTTGCCTTCGGGTCGAACGTGCTGGCCGGAAGCCTGCTCGTCGCCTACTACTCGTCGCTCGACAGCCCGAGCGCGAACCTCGATGCGAGCCTCGTCCTCACCGACTCGACGGGAGGCACCTGGCGGCAGTACGGTGCGACCGCGTTCGATCCTTCGGTGAGCGGCTCGTGGATTCGCCAGTTCTACTGCCTCACCGCCATCGGCGGCGCGACGACCGTGACGGCAACGTGCGTCAACGCGAGCGGTGCCCAGTGCGCCCTCGTGATCGCGGAGTTTACGAAGCCGTCCACCCTGATCCCGTTCGCCGTCGAGCAGCGGAATATCAACTCACCCAGCCCAGGGAACGTGCTGACGCCGACGCTGACGCTGCCGGGGCCGGGGCTGATGGTCGCCGCCTACGAGAGCAACCGCACCGACATGGCGATCGACCCAGGCACCTTCACTGCCCTGCCGGATCAGCTCGCGACCGGCTGCAACATCGTCTGGGCCTACGCGCTCAACCCGCAGCTCGCGACCCGCTGTAGCTGGACGAAAACGGCGGCGTTGACGACCCGAGGCGGGAATCAGATCATGGCGTTCCTCGACAGCGCCGGGTTCGCTGCGAGGCCGAAGCCGCTCGGCGGCAAGGGGGCAAGCTGGTGATGCCGAGTGTCTAGGTCATGGGACGACTCCGGTGGCGACTACCTGACTACCTTCGCCAGCCCGGCCGCTCTCAACGTCAACACCGCCAACGGCCCCTACTCGATGGCGATCTACGGGAACATGGACAACACGGTTGACGAGATCACGCCCCTCGCGAAATACAACGGCTTCGGCCCGATCATCAGGATCGTCAACAAGAAGGTGAGGTTCTTCACCGTTGACAGCGGCTCGACCGGCCGGGAGGCACTCGGCCTTACCGACACCACGCCGGGAACGTGGCAGTTGTACGGTGGAGCGTGGGACGGCTCGAACGTGATGAGGGTGACGCTGAACGGCGTTCAGGACGGCACGACGACGATGGGGACGCAGGCGATCTTCGGTGCGACCGACTGGCGGATCGGCCTGCGGAACGACAACGTGTTCCCCTGGAACGGCCTGATCTACTACGTCGCGATCTGGGCCAGCTACCTCACCGACCAGCAGTGGCTCGATCTCGCCGCGGGTCGCTGCCCCGACGACGTTGACCCGTTGAACCTCCGGGGTTTCTGGATCATGGACGGCGTCGATCCCGAGCTGGATCTGTCGGGCGGCAACAACAGCATAAGTCTCACCGGGTCAGCGCCGTTCACTTCCAATGCGCCTACGACGGGCTGTGCGCCGTCGGCGTTGGCTACTCCGTTTCCGCCGATGATCCACGGCAGGGGTGCGGCGTGAGCATCGCCTTCGTGCAGCAGATCACGGGCGGCACCGTCGGCGGCTCCTCGATGTCGGTGGCGCTGACGCCGTCCGCCGGGTCGCTGCTCGTCGCCACCGTCGGCGACTTCAACATCGGCATCCTTCCCGGCGTCGTCAGCGACGACAAGGGCAACACCTGGCGCAACTTCGGCTGGGGGTTCAACGGCGCGAACGACGGCTGCTCGATGTGGTACGCGACGAACGTGGCTGCCGGGCTGACGAACGTCAGCTACACGGGCAACTGGAATCGCAACTTCATCAACGTGCAGGAATACACGGGCACGTCTCTGGGGTCTGTTTCGTTCTGCCGCAACTTCAACCTCTCGTCCAGCACGACGCCGCGCACGGGGTCGATCCAGACGGTGCCGACAAACCGGCTGCTCGTGGCCTGCTTCCTCAACAGCATCGCCAACCCCGCGACGGTCGTTCCGGCATCAGGATTCACGGAGCTGACGACGGTGACCAACGCCCTCACCTTCTTCTCGGCCTACAAGATCGTGGCGTCCGCCGCCATCTCGACGGACGAGTGTTCATGGACATCGACTATCCCCGACTGCTTCGCGCTGATGGGGCAGTTCGCGGAGTCGCCCCGGTTCATCGCCCAGCGGCCCGTCGGCGGCCGGGGTGCGTCATGGTGATGTCCCCAAATCGGGATAGGCTGACCTTATGCCCCTGATGCCCGTCGCCCAGGTCGTCGCGCAGGCCGTCGCGATGGCGCAGCTCTACGACAACGTCCTCTCGGGAACGACCGCGAGCTGGGACGTGCAGAACATCTCGCAGGCGTACAACCACTTGCGGATCGTTCTCTACGGTCGTGGAGACAACGCGGCGACGGAGACGACCGTGAGCCTCCGCTTCAACAACGACTCGGCCGCGAACTACGACTGGTCGATCGCCGCCTTCACGAACGCCTCCACCGTCTCGGCTAACTCGGCGGCGTCGGCGGCCCAGATCAGCGGTGTCGTCCTCCCCGGAGCGACGGCCCCAGCGTCCAGCTTCGGCAGCTCGACCTTCGACATCCCAGCCTACGCGGGAACGGTCGGCCAGAAGAACGTGCAGAACGCAGGCTGGTACAAGCGGAACACGACGGCGGCCGACTTCATCACGTCCGTCGGCGGTGGCATCTGGCGCTCGACATCGGCGATCAATCGCATCCAGATCATCGGTGGCACCGGCAGCTTCATCGCCGGGTCGCGCCTGACGATCTACGGGCTGCTGTAGATGACCCTTCTCGCTTCCGCCCAGTACGATCCCGCTGCTGCCGCGTCGAGCGTGACGACGGCGGCTGCGGCGATGACGGCCATCGACACGACGAACCTTCGCAACACGTTCACGGTCCCGCCGAACGGGCGTGTTCTCGTCCGTCAGCGCACCTGCGTCGAGGGGGCGACGACGTTCCCGCAGATCCTCCTCGGCTGCCTGGAAGGAGCGACGGTGCGCGGCCGGGTCGTGCCGATCGGCGGCCTCGTCAACACGGCGGTCGCTACCGCGAAGGTCGGCTTGGAGGCGCTCTACGTGATCGGCGGCCTGACCGCAGGCTCGTCGCTGACCTGGGATGCGGCCCGCGGCGTCGAGACTCTGGTGGCGGCGACGGCTGTCCGCTGGGGCGGCCCCGACAACACGACGACCGACGACGCTTTCGGTGCCTACGTGTTCGAGATATGGGATGCGCCGAACTGCCTCGGCAACATCCTCTACGACCCTGCCGGTGCGGTGTCGAAGGCAACATCGTCGCTGATCGCGATGACGGCGTTCGACACCACGAACGCGCGGATCACGTTCACGGCCCAGACGACGAAGGTTCTCTGGCGGGTGCGCTGCAACCTGTCGGGCGCGACGACGATGCCGTCGGTGCTGCTCGGCGTCATGGACGGCGCGACCGTGAAGGGCCGTGCCGCTCCGATCGGCGGCATCCCCGGCACCGCGCTCGCCACAACGAACATCGGCCTCGAAGCGTCTGGTGTCATCACGGGCCTGACGCGCGGCACGTCGTACAGCCTCGACGCCGCCTACTCGGTGGACATCGTTCTCGCGGCCACGAACATCCACTACGGCGGGCCGGATGACACGACCGCCAACAACGCCTGGGGCGCACTCCAGTTCGAGATATGGGCTGTCTGATGGGCACTGCCTGCCACGCCGCAACCAGCCACCGGACGTTCTCACGTCCGTCCTTCCGGCGTACACTGCTGCGGCGGCGTCCGGCTACCGCCTCCATTCCGACGGCCTCGCCTCCGCGTTGTGGACTCCGGCGGCGGACGCCGCGTAGCATCCGCCGGGTCGTCCGGCGCTCGGGCCGCAAGCGGGCTGCTGAACCTCACCTAGCTAGGCGGCTCGTCTCGTGACGAGCCTGATCGTCCTCCTCGACTCGGCCGCGATCAACGGCCCGACGCCGTTCCAGATCGCGTGTCGCGCGGTCGGCAAGCCCGACCGTTTGCGGATGAACGGGCAGGTCTGGGGCCACTCGTTCTACCAGCGGCCGGTCGTCAAGGCTCCGCTGTCACCGCAGGGTGGCGTCCTCATCCAGTATGTGCAGCCTCCGCAGGCTGCGATCAGATTCACGCGCTACGAGCTGCGCCCGCCGAGGGTCGTCACGATCCCGGTGGCGTTTATCGCGACACCGATCAAGGTCACGCTCGCTGACCAGATCATCCGCATCACGCGCAAGCGGGCGCAGCACCGGCTCGCGGCTCCCGTCGCCGTCTACGTCATCCCGCTCAACTTCGGGCCGGGTGTCCGCACGACCGCGATCCGGCCTCCTGCCGTCAGGTCGGAACTGCGCCCGCCGACGGTCGTCAGCTCAGGCGTCACCTTCGTCGCGACACCGATCAAGGTCACGCTCGTTGACCAGAGCGACGACGCCCAGATCCTCGCGAACCAGCGGCGGACGCTCTCCCGGCTGCGCGGCCCCCTCTACGTCGTTGAGCCGGTTGTTGCGAACATCAGCCCCGGCGGCCCAGGCGTCCGGCTCGCCGATTCCTCCAGGGGCAGACCGAAGTCGGAGCTGCGCTCGCCGGTAGTCGTCGCGACCGCGACCACCGCGATCTTCTTCGGCCCGCAGGTCGCTCTGGCGAAGATCCGCCCGCCGCTCACGAAGCCGAGGCTCGAAGCGCCTGCCGTCATCGGCGGTTCGATCGCCTACGGCGGCCCCCGCGTTCGCCTCACCGCACCACGCGACCGCAATCCCGCAGTCCACTCGCGCCTCGAACCCCCGACCGTCGTCACGACGACCGTCGTTGTCGTCTACTACGGCCCGAAGGTCACGCTCACCCGGATCAGGCGGGTCAGGACTCTGGCGCGGCTGCTGCCGGTCCCTGCCGCGTTCCAGCCGATCGGCTTCGCGGTCAGGGTCGATCTCGTTCGCATCCGCCCGGTGGCGACGAGGCCGGTGCTGCGGAAGCCTGTCGTCATCGACCTGCGTCCGCAGGTCTACTACCCCTCGGTCACCCTCGTCCGGATCACGCCGCCGCCGACGATGGCGCGGCTGTTCCCGCCGACCGACCTCGTTGACCGGCAGGACGTAGGCCGCGTCAGGGTGACGCTGGCCGCATCGTTCCGCGGCAGGCCGAAGTCCGAGCTGCGCCCGCCGACGTTGATCGACCTGACGCCGCAGGTCTACACCGTCGCTGTCACTCTCGTTCGGATCAGGCCGGTGTCTGTCCGCTCGGTTCTGCGCGAGCCGACCGACCTGATCGACACCCAGGATCTCGGCGCTGTCGCCGTCAGCCTCGTTCGGATTCGCCCGGTCGCCACACGCTCCGTCGTGCGTGTCCCTGTCGTCATCGACCTGCGTCCGCAGGCGTACTACCTGGCGGTCACCCTCGCACCGCAGCGCCGGGGTGTCCCGAAGTCGAAGCTGGCACCGCCGGTCGTCGTTACGTCCGGCGTCGTCGTCGTCTACTACGGCCCGAAGGTCACGCTCACCCGGATCAGGCCGGTACGCACGATCGCCCGGCTGCTCCCTGTCCCGGCGGCCTTCCGGCCCGTCGGCTCCGTTGCGGTCACCCTGGCTCCGCAGAAGCGCGGCACCCCGAAGTCGATCCTGCGGCGGCCGATCGACCTCGTTGACCGCGACGACCTCGGCTTCGTCCGAGTCCATCTCGCGTACCAGTCACGGCGTCCGGGTCGGACGGAGCTGCGCCCGCCGGTTGTCATCGACCTTCGGCCGCAGACCTACTACGTCTCGGTCGCCCTGGTTCGGATCAGGCCGGTCAGGACAATCGTCCGCCTGGAGCCTCCGACCGATCTGGTCGATCAGCAGGATCTTGGCCGCGTTCGCGTCACCCTGGCACCGCAGAAGCGCGGAACACCGAAGTCGAGGCTCGAACCGCCGACGCTGATCGACCTCTCGCCGCAGGTCTACTACCTGACGGTCGAGCTGGCCCCGTCGTTCAGGGGCAAGCCGAAGCCGATCCTGGGCAAGCCGACCGACCTCGTTGACGCCCAGGATCTCGGCTTCGCCCAGATCACCCTCGTTCGGATCAGGCCCGTCCCGACGCAGCACATCGTCCGGCGGCCCATCGACCTGATCGACCGAGACGATCTCGGGTTCGTTCGCGTCCACCTGGCCTACCAGTCGCGCGGCAAGCCGAAGTCGCTTCTCCGCAAGCCGACGGTCATCGACCTGCGTCCGCAGACCTACTACGTCTCGCTGACGCTCGCACCGTCGCGCTACCCGAAGCCTAAGTCGATCCTGCGGCCCGACTCGAAGTTCGCGCCGAAGCCGCAGGCCGACTACACGATCCTCCTCCACCTGGCCTACCAGACGCGGGGCAAGCCGAAGTCGAAGCTGCGGCCCCCGGCAGTCGTCGGCGCGGGCATCTACTTCCGCGGCATCCGCATCAAGCTGGCCCCCTCGCGCTTCCCGAAGCCGAAGTCGCGGCTCCAGCGCGTCCCGCCCGCCTTCCGGCCCGTCGGGTTCACCGCCATCACGCTCGCTCCGTCTCGCTTCCCGCGCCCGAAGTCGGTGCTGCGGAAGCCGACGGTCGTGCAGGCGTTCCGCATCCCCTACATCTCGGTCACGCTCGTCAGGATCAGGCCCGTCGCAGTTCACTCGGCCTTGCGCCGCCCGACCGATCTCGTTGATCGCCAGGATCTCGGCTTCGTCCGGGTGCATCTCGCTCCGTCGCGCTTCCCGGTGCCGCACTCCCGGTTGGAGCCGCCGACGATCGTGCGCCAGTTCGTCGCGCGGCCGACGCGCGTCACGCTCGCGCCGCAGCGGCGAGGCGTCCCACGCAGCTTCCTGAAGCCGCCGACCGTCGTCGGTGCCGCCGAAGCGTTCTTCGGCCCGAGCGTCACGCTCGTCAGGATCAGGCCGGTTCCGACGATCTCGTTCTTCCAGACGGGAGCGGTCGCCCCGACCTGCTACGGCGATGTCGTCGGCTTCGACTTCGCCCCCGAGGTCTGCGGCAGCGACGAAGGCGCGACGGTCACGGGCACGACTTCAGCAGGGCAGACGGTGAGCGGCTCCGACTCCGGGGCAACGGTTCAAGGCGCTTCCGCACCGGGCGGTAGCGTTACAGGCGGCGACACGAAACGAGAGGGATGCTGACGTGGGCGTTTACCAGCTAGGAACAGCAGTCACGATCACCGAGACGTTCAGCGTCCTCGGCGTTCCAACGAACCCGACGACGGTGACCTACACGGTCATCGACCCGCTCGGCGTCTCCACGAGCTATGTGTTCGGAGTTGCCCCCGAGGTCACGAATCCAGGGGTGGGCATCTTCGTCCTCGATCTGCCCCCGACGACGGAGCCGGGCCAGTGGATCTACTCGATCGCCGGAACCGGCGCGGTCGATGCGGTCGGGCAGGGCGAGTTCACCGTCCTCCAGTCGTCCGTCGCCCCGCAGACGACGCCGTTCCCGCAGTTCGGGCCGTGCCAGCCCTGGATCGACTGCGGCGACATCCGCGCGAGCTGCAACGCGACGGGTGACGACGAGCTGCTGGACGGGATCGCTGCGATGGCCTCCCAGATCATGTTCGAGATCAGCGGCAGGCAGTTCTCCGGCAACTGTGAGCGCACCGTTCGCCCCTGCGAGAACGTCGAAAACGCCTGCTGGGGGCTGAATCCGTGGTACGGCTGGACGGGTTGGCCGTGGGCCTGGACGTGGGATGGCGTCACCTGGGGATGGTACGACTCGATCGGCTGTCACTGCACCTGCGAGGCGCTCTCCCGTGTGTTGCTGCCCGGCTACCCGGTGACGGAGATCACCGAGGTCAAGATCGACGGCGTCGTGCAGGCGGCTTCGACCTACCGCCTGGACGAGTGGCAGTTCCTCACGAGGATGCGCGACCCGGCCGACCCGACGGTGCCGCTGTTCTGGCCTGCCTGTCAGGTGATGGATCTCGATGACACCGAGCCGGGCACATGGTCGGTGTCCTACAAGTCGGGGGTGGCCCCGCCGCTCGCCGGGAAGGCTGCCGCGACGGCCCTCGCCTGTGAGCTGCTCCCCGGTGCCGACTGCAAGCTGCCCTCGGGTGCGGTGCGGATCGTCCGCCAGGGGATCACGGTGGACAGGCTGACGCCGCTCGCGGACATGCTCCGCAAGGGGGCGACGGGGATCGTCGCGATCGACACCTTCATCGCCGCCTACAACCCGTCCGGTCTGCGTCGGCGTCCCGCGATCTGGTCGCCTGACGGCCCGAAGTACGCCCGCCCGGTCGGTAGCTGATGGCCGTCTCCGACATCACGACGCTCACGGATCTCGCGAACCTGCTCCTGACCACGGCCGAAGCGTCTCTGGCGGCGACGACGGCGGGGACACCGACCCTGTCGTACATCTCCCCGGCCGCCCCTGCGTTCGACTGCTGCCCTGCCTTGATCGTCAACGTGCAGGCGATGGGAGAGGAGGCCACCAGCCCCCTCTCACCCGCTGCGGCTACGGGGATGCGAGACAGGTACGGCCGGGTGATCCTCGCCCAGCTCGTGATCTCGGCGTTGCGTTGCGCCCCGAAGGTGCAGGCCGACGGATCGGTGCTGACGACCGACATCGAGGCTTCCGCTGTCGAAGTGCAGGAGGACGCCTGGGCGCTCTGGAACGGCATTACTTGCGCGATCAAGAATGGCACCTTCGAGGATCTCTGCTCGATCGTCCACATCGACCGTTCCGCGTCGATCAGCGAGTCGGGCGGCTGCGTCGGCTGGCAGTTCGTCGTCCGCGCTGAGATCGGCGGCATCCCCTGCGTGGAGTCGGGAACGTAGATGGCCTACGGGACGGTCATCACGCTCGATGACGAACAGCTCGCTTTCCTCCTGACCTCCCACGAGGGGCCGGTCGCTGGCGCGGTACGAGACTTGGCGAAGGACGAGCTGTACGCCCTCGCCGTCGCGACGCTCTCCGACCCCTGGCCCGGCGGTGACGCACCGCCCCCTGGGCCGCCGTTCGCCCGCACCTACGACATGGTCAACTCGCTCTCCGTGATCGACCTCGAAGGCGGCGCTGTCCCCGAAACGATCATCCAGGTGACGGCCGTCCACCGCGGGCGGGTGTACGGGCTGATTCTGCGCGACAACGGCTACCACTTCCTCCCCGACGAGTATTACGACTGATGCCGCGTCCGCTGACCACCGTATGCTCGATCTGGCCGGACCCCTTCACGGTCCGGCCATATCCCTCAACGTCTGTGAAGGAGGCGTTTGCACGATGAAGGACTTTGATGCAGAACGGCACGAGCGTCACGCCCAGCTAGAGGCCGAGATGGGCGACCGTGCGTTCGTGTTGGGCGGCGTGACGTTCCACTTCCGGCCCGTCACGAGCTACACGGTGATGGGCGAGATCGGCTCGGGGCAGGACATTACCGCCGCAGAGCTGATCGGGATCATGGAGCAGTCGCTCGTGAAGATGCTCGAACCGGGTCAGGAGGAGAAGTTCCTGGCGATCCTTCGCAGCGACGACGACCCGCTCGACTTTCAGGACTTGACCGATCTCGTCGGCTGGGTAGCGGAGCAGCAGACCGGCCGCCCTACGAAAGCGTCATCGCCCTCTACGGGTGGGGACGCGCCAACCTCAACTACATCGACGGACGACTCATCCTCAAAACCGGCCGTGGTGTCCGCGGCCTGACCCTTCGGGAGTTCCTGAACGTGATCTACGCCCTCCTCGCAGACGGACGGGACGAGAAGCAGCTCATCGAGCTGGATGCTCTGCTTGCCCCGACACCGCAGGCCGCGGAGACGATCCGCGAGCGGGCGAACATGGACGCGATGAAGGCTCTCCAGGCTCAGATGGGCGGCCTCGCGCCCCCCAGGAGGATTCGCTAGATGTCGTCCTTCTACGGGGGCGGGAGGATCGCCCAGGCGACCGTCAAGGTCACGCCCGACCTGACGGGTTTTCAGGCGCAGCTCCAGGCGTCTGTTGACAAGGCGTTCGCCGGTCTGAAGGTTCCGGCGGTAGGTGCTGGAGGGGGGGCTGCTGCGAAAGGGCTGAAGGAAACGTCAACGGCAGCCAACGCCCTCCGTGGCTCGCTGATCGGCCTCTCGCGGGTGACTCCGGTCACGGTGTTCGGCCTCGGCCTCTACGGCACCGCGGGTATCGCTGCGGGCCTGGCGATCAAAACGCTCGTCAGCGACACCGCCGACTTCGAGAAGCAGTTGAACACCCTTCAGGCGATCACCCAGATCACCGACGACCAGCTCCAGCAGGTGCGGAAAACGGCGATCGACCTCGGTGGCGACACGGGCCTGGCGGCGATCTCGGCGAAGGACGCTGCCGACGCCCTGACCGAGCTGGCGAAGGCTGGCCTGTCGGTGCAGGATGCGCTGGCTGCCGCACGAGGCACCCTGGAGCTGGCGGGAGCAGCGGAAATCAGCGCCGGAGCAGCAGCCCGTTTCGTCGCCACCGAACTCAACGCCTTCAAGCTGTCGGGCGACCAGGCTGGGCGCGTGGTTGACCTCCTCGCAGCCGCCTCTATTGCAGCCCAGGGGTCGATCGAGGACTTCGGTAACGCCACCCAGCAGGTAGCGACCGTCGCTGCCCAGGCGGGGCTGACGGTCGAGCAGACGGCCGCCGCCCTGACGGAACTGGCACGAGCGGGGATCACGAGTTCGGACGCGGGCACGTCGCTGCGGACGTTCCTGTTGCGCCTGATCCCGACGACGAAGCAGGCAGGCCAGTTCGTGCAGGCGCTCGGTGTGCAACTGGACGAGTCGAAAACGGAGGGGGCGCAGCTCGCCGACGTTATCGAGCAGTACCGCTCGGCCCTCCTGTCCCTCAACCCGGTGCAGCGCACCGCCGTCCTCAACCAGATTTTCGGCCAGGACGCAGTTCGCGCCGCTTCCGTGCTGCTCACCCAAAACCGGGGCGAGTTGGAGAAGATGATCGACTCGCTCGACCGCCAGGGGGTCGCCGCCGACCTCAACAGGGCGAAGGCGGAAGGGCTGTCTGGTGCGTTCGCGGCGCTCGGGTCGAACCTGTCCACGCTCGGAATCCAGATCGGCGAAGTCGTTGACGGCCCGATCGAGAAACTCGTGCGCGGCCTCTCCGACATCATCACGAAGTCCACACGGGTCGCCGGGAAGATTGATGATCTCGCGGGCAAGATCGCGAACCTGAAGGGCATCGTGATCGACATCGAGTTCGTCCTGAAGGTCACGGACGCGATCCCTGGCCCTGTGAAAACGGCGCTGAAGGAGTGGGGGAAGCTGGGCATCCCGTTCGTCGGCCCCGCCCTGGCGATGCTCGACGCTGTCGACGCCCTCACGGGAGGCGCTGACAAAACGCAGACGGGGCCGTCGCCGCCGTTGCTCAACAAGAACGGGCCGGTGCAGTTGCCGGGCGAGTTCGGCCTCCAGGGGTTCCTCGACAACCAGCAGAAGCAGCTCGACGCCCAGCGCGACAAGATGTTCGGCGAGGCAGCCGACCGCTTCGCGCGGAAGGACAAGGCGCGGCGCAAGCGTGTCGCAGAGCTGCTGGCGAAGCAGGGCGGTCTGGGTGCGGACGGGAAGCCGCTCGACCTGGATCTGGTGCCAACCCAGCCGCTCCAGGTG